TTACACGGAATGGTAAATTAGTATCAGGTTCAGCCTGTGTACAAAATTCAGCAATGGTATCAAGTGCAGCATTTACTTCACTATCAATATCCATTTGATCGTATTGGGTATATCGATCAGTACGGTTTGGTTGCCCCGTATAAACTTCTTGCAACCAAGATGCAAATTTAGACGAAGACGCGCCCACGCCACCGCGACTAGCTTTACCTAGTTCAGCTTCTGGTTCCCAGATTTTAAAATGTTTTTTCCACCCAGCCATATTTAATCCCTCCCGTAATACGGTTATTATATAATTACTTACCTTGTTTAATTATGTCAATCTCACCGTAGAGCTATCTCCGTTGCTACGTGTGTTTCCTCGGATAGCTTGCAAATCATTCTCTATAGATGCTAAGTATGCCAATACTCGCCCAATCAGCTCTGGTGATATAGAAGACGAATTTAAACCAAGATCCAATGCATTAGTAGCTTGCCCCACTGGTGCCATGTTTGTTGATACATTAGGTGTTGTAAGATTACCAACTGATGGCAACTTCATGTCACTTAGATTATTGATACCAGTTAAAGATGAGCCAATTGATGTTAGATACTGTGCAGTTAAACGCATTTCATCACTTGATCCAGCTGCTGCAAACTCTACAATCTGGTCACGGAAGTTCTTCAATGCATCTGTGTTAAAGTCTGCTAACCCTGCGTTGACTGCTAGCAATCCGTCGCCAAAGTTTTTAATGCCTTGTCCTACTAAGCTAATGTTTGTAGCATCTTTGGCCAGTTTCTTTATCATATCAAGTGGACTATCACCACTTAACAATCCGCCCAATGTAATTACGTTTCCAATCACTCCTGTTATACCGCTGAACAATTTAGCAGTAGAGAATACAGCAAGGCCAGCACCTAGTGCAGCTAGTCCTAACCCAATTGATATCAATGCAGATCCGTCAACTGCTGCAACATCTGATAGTCCTTTTGCAAAACCTGGCAGTGCTGCGCCCAATGCCCAAATTGCCACGCCTGCGCCTGCGCCAATAGCTGCGATTGATGCCCCTAATATAACTGCTCCGCCAAGTACTGCTGGGTTAGCAAATGCCATCAATCCAGAAGCAATTCCTTTAAGAACACCGCCTATTGCCCCGCCTATTCCAGTGCCTAGACCTTTTAATAGTCCAATTAGGCCTGCACCAGCTCCTTTGCCAATGCTTGCAAGTGACTTCCCTAAATTTCCAAGGCCGCCTGCTGCTCCGCCTATATTGCCAGCAGCTGAACCAACTTCGCCTGCTGCTGTAGCGCCAGCTTTCCAACCTGTAGCTGTGCCAGCTACAGCGCCAGCTTTCTTCCAACCAGTTGTAGTTGCAATTTTATCAAATACGCCTGCTAATCCATCTTTGAGACTTCCAAATATTCCTGCGGCGCCAGTTGCCTTGCTTAATACTCCGCCACCTATGCCTCCGGCTATCAATGCTAAGGTGATACCCATAGAACTAATTACTGCTGTCAACGAAACAACTGCCCAGCGTAAGTAATCAAGAGAACCAACCAAACTGTTCATTGATTTAATGTTGTCTGCTTCAGATGTTCCAGTTGTTGCTTGATCAGTTATTTTGCCGCCTTGTTCCAAACGCTTCAATGCTGTTGCAAGCGTGACGCCAGGTGCTGCATACAGATTGTCTTTGCCTTGCATTGCAATACGCTGCTCTGCAATTGCTCTGAGTTCAGGCGAAAGAGTTTTCAAGTTTTGCGTAATTGCGTCCATATTGGCACCACCTGCGCCACCGGATTGAATCGATTCTGCTAACTTTTCTAAAATAGGGTTAGCTGATTGATTACTAAGATTTAAACGAGCTGTTGCTAAATCGCCCTTTGATAACGCTAATGCAATGTCAGCAATTTTAGTAGGATCATTTTCAATGCCCAATGACTTAATCAGTGGCACCAAATTCTGTGCGCTAGTATTGCCGGCTAAACTTGCAACTTGACCAGCTTGACTTGATCTGAAGTCGGCCATTGCCTTTAAAATTTCAGTTGAACTTACACCAAATGCATTACTCAGCTTTCTAGTATTATCTAATGTATCAGCATATTGCTTAACCAATTTCTTCTGTGCATCTGCTTCATTTAATGCGGCCAATGATGATGATTGTGCAAGTGATCCCATCAGATTGGCCCGAGCTTCATCAGACAACCCCATTGCTGCCGCTGCATTTGATGCACGATCCATATTCTTAGCAACATCTTTGCTGAGAGTCCATCCCCACATTGTGGTTGCATTTGCTCCGTACTTTAATCCACGTGATAGATTACTTAAATTCTTTGCTGCTTCTTCACTTGTACTACCAAATGCGCGGAAGCCGCCTTGACTACCTTCAATTACTTTTATAAAACTAGCACCCAGGCCGCTTAGAATTTTCATCTGCGTGACTGATCCTACACTAAACGAACTCAAATCTGCAAATGAACCCATGTCAGCTGCACCTTTTGCAAATTCTTGCAGGCCACCTAACACATAGCCAGCACCCATTGCTATTCCGCCTAAAGCTTTAGTAGTTGCATCGCCACTAGTTGATAGACGCTTGCCAAGAGTTCCAAATGCGCTGCCAACATTGTTGCCACCGTCTAATATGCCCGAGAAAAAACTTTTTATAGAACCTTTACTGCCATCATACTCTTTATTGACATTTTTTAAATTGGACTGTAGACCTTCAAGTTGACTATTTGACTCTTTAAGCAATTTCAACTCAGCGTCCGCCAATGGCTTTCCTGCTGCTAGGCGCTTATTCAGCTTTGTCAACAGATCTAATCTTTTTTGTTCTTCAGCAGATACTTTTTTATTGATGCCAGACTTATTTGATTTGCTTCCTGGCACAGGACTATGGCCGCGTCCGTTCACACCTAAATCACCAGACATATTAGAAAGTCTAGTGAAAAATTGTTCCATTATATTTTTATAGTCTTCTGGGTTCATTTATCGGTTCTGGTCCTTTTGCCTTTAACACTACACATAAATAGGTTTATGATATAGGTCCTATACACCTATTTACCGATAAGGATTAAACACATGGATAATACAAACCCTCTAAACAAGCCTATTAAACAGGTTGCTGCTAACCCACTTGCTCAATATTACCGAAAGCCCGGTACATACATTGGATTGCCAAGCAAAGGACGATTTTATAAAAATACTCCTAAGATGTCTGACACAAATGAACTAGCAATCTATCCAATGACTGCAAAGGATGAACTTATCTTAAAGAATCCAGACGCATTGTTAAACGGAGAAGCTCTAAAGCAAGTTATTGCATCTGTGTGTCCAGATATTGTTGACGTAAATGAAATTCCTGCTCCGGACATTGATGCTATTCTAGTGGCTATGCGTATGGCCAGCTACGGCGATGATATGGAACTTGATGTGGCTCATAACTGTGCCGCAAGTGAAAAGCGTAGTCAACACATTACTGTTGGCCTAGGTAGTATTCTAAGTACACTTCGCGAAGTACCTGACGATTTAGGCAGTGTAAATCTAAGTAATGGCGTTGTTGTTGCACTAAAACCATACACATTAGCAGCACAAAGCAAGCTATTACGCATACAATTTAATACTATGCGCCAGATGCAAGCTGCTGAATCGCAGGAAGACATGTCACTTGAACAAAAGGCAGAAATTGCCAACATTGGGTATAGTCAGTTAGTGACATTAAGTCAGGAAATTCTTGCAGCAAGCATCATAAGTGTCACACTACCTGACGGAGTAGTAGTCACGAACCCATCTCATATTACTGACTGGATTAAGAACTTAGATCGTGCCAGTAATGAGAAACTGGACACAGAAATCAAACGATTTGGAGAATACGGTATTACTCGTACACTGCAAGTCACGTGCGATTACTGCCAGGAAGTCTTCAAGACAGATATGCTGTTTGATCCTACAAGTTTTTTCGGCGCAGGCTCTTGACACTCGGAGTTGATGGAGCAGCAATTCAACGCTTCATCAACGCTATAGAAGCCGATGCAAGAGCCTTAATCAAAGAGATATCTACGTTAAGTGTTTGGGGGAAGATTGCGCCCGACGATGTATGGGAAATGACATATCTTGAAAGAGTAGTACTGAGTGAAGTAGTCAAAGAGTATACAGATACGATGTACGGCAAGAAGGGTATTGCTCGTAGTCGTTAGTGTCCATTTATACTAACTTGGTAGAGCGAATGCTTCGCTCTTGAA